ATGAACCGAGAAGAATTGCATAAACTGATTGACCAATTACCCGACGACAAACTAGAAGCCGCCTTTTCCACTTTAATAAGTGTAAGTGAAAGTGCTGCTCTACCTTTGCCAGAAAAACTTCCGGCAGGTGGAAATGCTGAAGATTTACATAAATTTTTAGACACTTTTACCTCTACGATTGGGACCGTTTTATATGACCTTAGCGAAACTGCCAAACGAAACGGAGACAAAGTCTCAGCCAATCGTTATGATTTTTCCCGCAAGAAGATAATTGAGAATTGGATGCTCTACTCACGGAAAAATTTTGGCGCACGCGTATCTCCCGCTTCTAACGAAGAATAATCGAAAACGCTTCTTTAATCATAGATACAGCCCGCACTCCATATGAGTGCGGGCTGTGTTTTTAAATGCCTGGATGATAGTCCAGCCATACGTTATGTAGTCGGCTTTGCGTATATTTGCTGTCCAGTTCAGTTGAATACTGTCCCCAAACCGAATGTGGCTGACGAAGCAAACTCTGCAGCTCCGGCAACAATTCATCTACCTGCGTTAAATCTCGATCACGCTGCAATAACTCCGCCAAAAATTCATTAACGCCAGTTAAGCCAAACGATTGGGCAGTAAACGATACAATCGACCAATTACTAGTATCCTCATCAATCATAAACTGAATGTCAGGATAGCTTCGCTTAGACGGCTCCGGCAAGATCAACTGCCCGCTGCCGGAAAGTTCAAAGGCCGGCACACTGCGTAAATAAACGTCTATAGTTGGCTGATCTCCCGTATAACCGATACGATAGCACCCACCCTCTCCGAAATATTCCTGGAGGCCCGGGTATGTTGCCATGTGATGATCCCTCCTTTTCGATCACTGCTTCTTATCTAGTCTTTTCTAAAGACTAGTAAAATAATCATTTAGCGCTTTTACTTATTTTAAACAAAAAACTCCCTGGCCACGCCAGGGAAACTTTGTATGGGATTACCATACAAAACAAAAAAATAAAGACATCGCAAAATTGCGATGTCTTTATATACTGGTGCCGAGGACCGGAATCGAACCGGTACGGATGTTTCCATCCGACGGATTTTAAGTCTTAAATTTCAAAAAACCGCTAAGCCTTATAATTACTGACTACTACGGCATTAAGACCTTGTGTCTTCTATCCTCGTAGGTGTTTTGACTCCGTGTTTCGCCCTATACCTCCTCATAGTTTCTTCATCATAAGTAGTCAAAAAGTAGTCACATCAAAAAAGGAAGCACCGCCCACCAATTAAGGTGAAGCGGTGCTTTTTAGCGTTCTAATCCAACATAGGATATGCATCATTAATTTGTTCTATGTGATTTCTAGCCTTAGCTAATTTATAGCTCCATTCCTTACCTTCAATATCCCTTATGTAAAACGTTTCAATTCCTTGTAAGAAGACTCTTGACTTTAATGTAATTACACACCTATTATTGCTACTAAAATTTCTATTATCTAAGGTAATACCATCGTCAGTTTTGTAATTATTCTCATTAGTAATGTCGGGCATCACAGAACCGGGATTCCCTCGTCGACCAATAGTAAACGCCGTAAAATTGCTCATAAACTCTAACTGCTTACGTTCAGTATTATTATTTTTAAGAACTCCTATTTCTCTTATTACTATTGGAATCTTACCGTCATTAAATATTTCTATTTCGGTATAAGACTTATCAAAAACATCAGCGCTAACTCTCCTAAAACGAGGCTCCAAAATTAGAAGGCTCTTTTTATTGTCTTTATAATATTTAACACCGCCGCCTATAACTCCAACCACCGATATAATTGCACCAATAGCACCCCAGGTATCCCCCATTATAAGTACCACCTTTTACAGTAATTAGCAAATTACAACGAATGACATATTAAACATTTTATAACTAATGTATTTACAATTGGCCGTTAAATAAACTTCTCCTGCTAAATAAACAAAAAATCCTGTCAGTTGAGGCCACCAGTACTAATCACCTAAGTACTTGCAGGATTATATACACCTCTCACCTAAATAGTAAACTATGGCAATTTTAGAGGAGGAGTTATATCTTGAAATTAATTATGGTAATTCTTATTATCGGACCGGCTCTTCTTTTTGGATTTCAAGGGAAACCAACAGAAATGGGCCTAGCAATTGTAGCAGGAGCCGTTGCTTCAGCATTTCTTAATATGGATAAACTCCAGCGCTTCAAAGGTGCAGGATTCGAGGCCGAAATGAAGGCCGAAGTAAAACAAGTTGTTGATAAAGTTCATGCTACCCTTGATAATTTAAGAGATGTTACACGACCATTACTTATTTCTACTCTAGAAACATTAATAAATCAAGGTAGATTTGGTAGCATTAATGCAAATACAAAACATCAGTTATTAGCTGATGTTTTGAAAACCGCAGATTCCTTGCAAATTTGCAGCGAAGAACCTCTTATTGAATTAAAAGAACGATTTTATCGCTATCATACATGGGATCATTATTCATTGTTTGTAAACAATATTGACATCATCAATAAAGATGCAGAGCACAAGCTCAAAGATTTCATACATAGAGACACTTATAAATATAGTAACTTTCCAACAAGGGAATTGATTTCTAATATTTTGGGAGAAGAGCTTGTTAAACTAGACGATAAAAGCAAAAATCACCTAGAGGATTATCTCTATTACTTAAACAACCATTCTTTAAGGAGAAAAGATGCCTTGGAGGATAATTAAAAAAAGCCCCGGACCGAAGTCCGGGGCTATAGTATTATTTCATTATAGGAAACTGTATCCCGCCTGTAGCCGTTTTCTGATCTCCGTAAACCCACCAAGATACATTCTTGTATAGTGGGCCGTTCATCTGTGCTGCAGGACCATTCACACCCCACCCGACACCTAAATTCATGGCTGGCTTTGGCGTAGTAAGATTGATACGCATTTCCGTCTGTTCAGTAACAACTAATTTCCCCTTTTCAAATTTAGTGTTTTCCGTTACATCGGCAGGGACTTCAAAGTCCTTGCCGTTTACTTTTACATATATTTTGCCCTGGCGCTTGTCGAATTGAACGTCTGTTTTCTCAGTAGTACCGGTTGCGGGATCAGTTTCTTTTGGAACATATACGATTTCTTTTGTATGGGTATTTTCCCCCTGGACATATACGACTTGCGTTTCTCCGGGCTTAGATGCTTCCCCGGCAGTGTTTACATTAATAACGGGTGTGGTGTTTTGGCTCCTACTGTGCTGCTTCCATTCCTGATATTCCCCATAAATAAAATAGGCAAACGCTACTACCACGGAGACCTTCACAATAGTTTTCCAATTGTCTTTCACGAAAGATTTTGCTGTTTCCATCATGCTCCCACCTCCACGATATAATCAGTTACGCCCCGGGCAATAGCTGCAGCAAACATCCTTTTGCCTTCTATGCTGGACAAAATAGCTTCTTCCGCTGGATTACTGATAAATGCCAGCTCCACCAGCACAGCCGGTGCATCAGTATTAATCAATACATATAAACCGGCTTCCTTATCAACATCACCATCTGACCAATCGCCTCGAACCGGCAACGTTGGAAATTCACCGGCCATCTGCGACATAATCAACGTGGCCAGCCTATCAGCCCGGGTTTGCCCCCTGCTGGTCCATATCTCCATGCCCGTGGCTGCAGCAGACGAAAACGAATTACAATGTATGCTGACAATTAAATCGGCGCCCCAACCATTAGCCTGGTTGCAAATGTCTTGCAAACTATCCGACTGATAACTGATAGCTTCGCAGCCTGCACCATTAAGATAATTAACCACCTGTGCAGCTACGTCAGCTGCTACATCTGACTCTCGCAGTCCGGACGGACCAACTGCCCCCGGATCAGGATAACCACCGGGAGCATGACCGGGATTTATAAATACTTTCATTACTAAACACCTCACTTTGTTTTAAATCTGTCTAAAAATACACTCAACCGGCTGCGTAAAAAATCGAGCAAGCCACTGGCCTGCTCGACTCCTGCATCCCTTAAGTTTTCAAGTACGCTAATCGCCTCTGTAGCTCCTAAATACACCCAAGCTACCTTTAGTAATAGCGGTGTTTCCCCTGCAGCAACGAGAAGAAAGTCAGCGCTTACTGCCATTATCGTTAAAATTAAATAGAGAATCAATTTACCTGCGAATCGGTGTTTCATGGCATCAGAATTGATCCTACCAGCATCAAATGCAGCTGGGATATTTAATAAGCAACTTAGTAAACTAGATGCTTTACTGCATTCCTGAAGATGCTTGTAACTAATGGCAAGCCACCTGGTAATAAGATCCACGAAGATTAGCACTGTAAACGCAAGTAGCGCGCCACCATGTACACTTGTCACCAGGGCTACTATAATTGCTAAGATCGTTTTAAAAAACCAAGTATCAGCTAGGCTCTGACCAGCCTTTGCAATTGCTTCTAATAAATCTTTATAATCCAACTCTCCCGCCTCCAAAATAAAAATAGGCCCCTATTCAGGCCATTTAATAAATTCCAGTTCTTCTGCTGTTTCAGCAGCTTCTATCTGCTCCCTTAACGCCCGAGCTGTCTGGTGCAGGCTATCGGAATACTGCGCCAGGGCAACAGACATGCCTACAACCTGCGCGGCATCCATTTCCACGGCTGTATTATCCTGCATAGTCCAGGCCAGCGTGAACGGCACATTTGCAGCAATAGCAGCCTGTGCCGCCTGTACAGCAATGGCAATACGCTGTACGCTTACTGTGTCGCTATCTAGCATTTTTTCAAGGTACGGCACGCCTGCTTGCTCTAAGCGGTCACGTTCGATTCTTACGCTGTTCCATTTGCGGGTTTTAACCTCTTCTAACGTAGGTGTATATGGCGGTTTTTCAATCGGCTTACCGTCTTCCCCTCTGACATACATATTAGAAGAATAAAGCGACTGTTCCGCTGTCGTTATTGGTATAAAACCTTCCGGTATAGGCGGTTCAAACGTGTCTTCCTCGTGGCCGACTACTAACGTACCAGGTTCAGCGGTTACTACGGTAATATCTTCGCCCGTTTCCGGGTCTGTGCCTACTACCTTGACTATCGCTGCATTGTTGAAAACAGGATGCTTAATACGCTTAAAGTGTATTCCTTCTACTATGGTTTCTTTGCGCTCTCCGTCTTCAAATCTCGAAAAGTGTTGCATCTAATTTACCTCCTAAAATCCTATAGTAAACCAAAATAGATCTGAGGCTGGACCTCCATTATCTTCGTCCAGCACCAGTTTTATTTGGCTCAACGATACTATATCTGCATAAGCAGAAGAATTACCGGTATAGTAATTACTGCCTCTAGCACCAGGGAAAGGTACATAGCTATTGGTATAATTTATTGGTAGTGTAACCGTAGCTATTACGTTCCCTGAAGTATTGGTGTATTTACCCCATTGCAATATTAGGCCAAAATCCCAAGCCACATACCCGCCGGACGCTCCAAGGTTAAATGCTACCACCTTGCCATTAACTGCGGCTAGTGCGGCTTGTACAAATGCCGTGGTAGCAATCTGGTTTGTGTTTGTTCCCAAGGCCGCTGTGACAGCCGTCGCAATTCCGGTAAATGCAGGGCTGTCCGTCATGGCAATTTGTTTCCACCCGCTCCACGTACCGGACGACTTAGTACGAACATTCATTACACCGAGGGCACCGCCAGCAAAACTCCATGCGTGCTGTGTTACATGGTTATCATCGTGGCGCACCACCATAACAAAGTAATATGTTGTCGCTGCAGGGGCGTTCGCCAGGTCGGCACCACGGTAGAATCCTGTAGTTAGGTAGTTATTCCAATCCGCAGCGGCTAACGTTGCCGCTGTCCCTATTCCGTAGCCTGTGGGAGCTACTTGGTCCATCATCGCGACTTGCCTCCATGCTAACCAAGAACCGTTACTACAATGACGGGTATAAATAGTACCTTGGTTCCTATTAAATAATGTTTGCTTTATGTTATTAGAATTAAGAGTTTCAACAAAAATCAAAGCACTTGTATTGGATGTTTCGGGGGGTATATTCAGCCCTCCGCTATTGTAGCCCACTACCCAATACCAACCAGACAATAAGGCGTTGTTTGCATCGGATACCTGCGTTCCATAACCCCCTAACCCGTATCCTGCTGGCGCTGTTGCTTCTACCGTGGCAAGTGTTTTAATTACGGCTATAGCTATATTTGTTATTCCTGTTTCCGTAGTTATTACAGATATTCCCCAGTCTGTAGCATACGAAGAAGGGGAACTGTTTCCCGCAAGTACTTCTTTTACGGTAATTTTGACGTTATCCCATGCCGTGCTCGTAGTTCCTAATAGGACGCAGCATTTACCTGCCGCAGAGTCGTAACCAAACCTTACAGAGTTAAAAGGGCAGTTCGGGAATAGTGTTGCTGCCAGAGCTTGCCAGGAGCCGCCAGAATTATTAAACCCCGAAACAATAGCCTTCCAATTACTCTTGTCTGTACCCGCCGAGTTCCAGCCCTCAATCTCCAGAATGAGAGTAGTACTTGTCCAACCCATGGGAAGCAGTATTTTTGCGGCCCCCGTCAGGGTCGTGCTAGTAGAGTGGTATCCCGCTAAATCCCGGTATTTGTAAACCGCTCCGCTTGCTAAAGAATTAGCTAACGCCAGTTTCTCCGCTGCTATTTCCGTTAAGGCCGCCTGGACATTTGTTCCCGACACATCCCCGGTAGCTGTGCAAGATATAGCACTTGCCGCATGTGCGCCGGTTGCTGCGGTTATGTGGGTGTTAGCGGCTTCCAGCGTTGTTGCTGGAGGAGTCCACCAATTCGATTTACCGGTAATACGCTTCAGCATGTTACCAATCATGCTGAATAAATTTGTAATCGTATTGGCACCGGCAGCCGCGGTTACGGTATCGTTGATCGTTCGATTACCTATCTTGGCATCCGTCACGCTGTTGTCGAGGTGGTCCAGGGTAGCGGCGTTTTTATGCGTTGTATCCCGGGTCGCTGCAGCTTTCAGTTCTGTGTCAATTTTATCTGCATTGGCATTAAAAATAGCCACGTCATAAAAATCATCCTGACCTGGCTTTTCTAGGTTGTAATTGCTTGTATATGTTTTTGTATCTGCCATTAAGTTAACACCTCATTCCTCAACGCAAATTGCGTAAACTGCTTTAGCTGCCTATGCGTGTATGCATGTAATGTCTTGTGCTGGTTGTACATCAGGTCACAGTCAATTATCATATTCATTGGTACGACACGCTCCAGTAACTCTTGAACGGTCTGAAGGTTTCGTTTTGCAATCAGCTCCACTTTTACAATTAAGGTAAATGTGTTGCTGATTAAATTAATCCGATACCCATTCGGACCGCATATATTGGAAAGACTGCGTTTTAAGTTTGGAACCGTATACGGAATATCTTCGTTGTACCTGGTCAATAACCGGAATTTCCGCTCGTCCATCGTATCAGAGCTAAACGGTGTAATTTTCAGCATCTTTTCCCGCCTGGCTACGCCGTTTAGTGTGGCATCCCTGATAAACTGGTCATCCAGCACATTCTGCAGCTCTTGCCAAACTAAATTAAATTCCGGGTTTTCAGCAGCGGCGACGTGCTGAAACTCCCGGATTTCTTTCATTATAGCAGGATAATATTTTGCTATATCTACGTTACGCAACGATTGTCCCCCTTACCGGGATCGAGTCGGCAGGTACAACATAGTTAGCCTGCACCCCGTTTAATTTCGTGTCCTGTATGTCCAATATACCGGCTACATTTAGCAGTCTGGTTTCTATCTGGGACACGCGGACAATCAAATTATTCGTTTCATCCCAGACCTGGCTCAGTTCCTTAAAGTAAGCATCAATAGCAGCCTCAATATAGGGCTTACACTCGGTGAAATTCCAACCTGACTGATAGGTAATAGTAGTTTGGATGTTAACCGTCTGATTTGTCACGCCAAACACTGTTACTACATGGTCTATCGGAGCTATACCGACTCCATCACCAGCATTGACAGTCGGATCAATTAAGGTTTGAACAGTATTAATCATCTCGGTAGTGGGCTTCTGCCATTCCGAATTGATAATAACCAGTTTAACAGTCCCGCCGCCCTGCCAAGCCCGATAAGGTTTTACACCGCCCACGCCTTGGATTTTTTCAACCTTTTCAATATAGTCAGCGCGATTGCCACCAAAAGCAATGCGGTCAAAGCTGTTTAAATATCGCGTCCTGAATGCTTCAGTCGCTTCTTCATCTTCACCAGGGATCAATACTTCAGTGAGTGCGGCAGTTTGCAAACCATTAATGTAATCAATCGGGATCAACGTCCCTAAATAGGAATTAGCATCTGTGCCGGATGTTTCACATCGCAACTTAAAAATTCCGGCACTGATTTTTTCAGTAACGACATAATTTAGCTCATCCAGGCTGTATCGGCTGCCTATCGGCACATCAATATTAAATTGTCCCTTTGCAATGGCGTACGTGGCTGCCGTGGGTGTTATGCCGCGCTCTGCAGCCCGTTTAATTAAAAACGTCCTTGACTGCGTATCAGCAAAGGATTCATTTAGAATTACATCCATCTCAATATAGGCTAACTGTAATTCCAATGCCGCTGGGGCGAGAGCATCCCATATAACACTGCCTTCTCGCTTATCTACCGTATCCGGGACTTCAGCCAGCATCCGCTGCATGATCACGTTAAATGTTATATTCTCATACATTACGCCACTCTCACCCCTTTCTGCTCCTCAAATGATCCCGCTATGGTGGTTACGGTAAAGGTTGCCGACACTTCCCCGCCCTTATGGGTAAAAGAAAAATCGCTAACATCTGTTATGCGGTCATCTTGTAAAAGTGCTTCTGTAATTCTTCGCTTCAGCTCCGGGTACACATACGGGAGCGGCTTGCCAAACAGGTCCTGCAACTCAATCCCATAATTCCAACTATAAATAACATACTGGTATCTCTCAGTATTCAGGATCTTGTAGACAGCCTGCTTGATTGCGTCCAGGTCATCGGTCTTCTTGGTTATGGTTTCATCATTGATATTCATTTTGTATGTCTTCGAAGGCTGGCTTTTTATTTGGAAGTCAGCAATTAAGCTGTCATTGGCCGGGATCATAGCCACTCACCACTCACAATATGATCAAAAACACGGTCAAGGACTATAAAATCCTGGCCGCCCTGGGCTTGAATTAAAATTACTTGCTCCCCCACCTGCAGACCGTTATGAACCATCATTTTCTTTCTACCCTGGTAATCGTGGTTGTGGCTTGCATAGGCAGCTGAACCGCTACCGCCTGCTCGGTTCTCCGTAACATGGCTCACCGTTATATCGACGTAATGGTCAGTTACTGCCTTAGTTAGTTTGAAGAATTCGGCCGGCAGCGTTAGTTTTTGTTCCACCTGAATGGTGAGAGGTTCAACCGTCATAACCTCACCGTACACAATGCCGATAGGCTTGCCGGTCTTATTCGCATTTTGGGAAATTTGCTGTATTACCTGAACAAGATTATTCAAACAAAATCACCACCCCGCAAAGTTAGATTCATTAAATGTTCCTTGTTATTAAAAACGTGCTTAGCCTTTTCCACCAGCATATAGTTGTTTACGGCAATATCACCTAAATCAAGCTGTACACCTATACTGGTTCCTGCTCTTACCCGGGTATCTCCAAAAGCATTGTTAATGGATAAGTTGCGGGTTTTCCGATTGTAGAGCTGCAAGAGGGCATCTGCTTTAGCTTTACCGTTACACGTCTCTTCGATGGACTCACAATATTGCAATATGCCCCACTGCAGCTGTGTACTGCTATCTAAGGTAATATACAGCTCACGCTTACCGGTATCTTTATTGTCGTAGTACAGCCTAATCCGGTTATAGGTGCTGCTGTCAATGCTGGAAACGTAGTTATAATTTTCGGCAGTATCGCCATCGATCAGCAGATCCAGTTTCATACTTTCAACGTCTTTCAATGTGAGCTGACCAAAATCATCATATAAGACGTAGAGCTTCTTTTTATTCAGTAGAGTTAGATCCAACGCATTCTGAATGATATCGAACAAAGTAACATTCTCTTCATTACGTTTTGGTATGACATACACGGTATCTTCGATTTCCCCAACCTTCAACTTAAAGTCCGCTGCCAACATTTTCACAACATCGGCAGCGGACTTGTTTATATACCATAGCGCGTCTTTATTTTTTAAGTATCGAAGCTGGTCATAGGCAGTAACGCTGATAATCCCGTCTTTATCCCGCTTCTTCGTAAAAACATATCCGTAAAAGACATTTTTACTATCCACGGCCATTTTTACCGTATTACCTTCTGTGAAGTCAATAACATCGTCCTTCAGAACATTAAAGGTTAACTTTCCAGGCACACCTTTACGCTCTGTCTCCCATGTAATACCCTCCTCGACAACCGGCTCAAATACTTTTTCACCGTTTTGAATTATTATCTGAACACTAGGCAAATTTAATCACCTGCCCACTAACAAGTATATTCGGGTTAGTGATGCTATTTAACTTCGCTACCTCCTGCCAGCGGGAACCATCACCAAGTTGTTTTTTGCAAATTTCAAATAAGGTTTGACCAGCTACAACTTTATAGGCTTTTGGTATTTCCCGGCTTGTCTCCCGTTTTTGTTCTATGCTGGCTGTTTTGGTTCCGTCTTCAGCAGTCTTTACATTTAATACCTTTGTGGCATAGGGTTTATACTGCTTCAGCCGTACTGAGGTAAGCACATCTAAACCGTTATTGGCATCCTCAATTACTTCATAATCTTCCAAGGCCACTTTTAAATTGGTATCGAACAAAAAATCATACCTCGGTGATAAACGGCAAACGATGAACTGAAAGGGAGAAAAACTCGTTTTTAGTTGTTTAAAGCCATTCAAGAAGTAATCGGCACTCTGAAAGCCTTCAAAATAGCTTGCAAAAGGGTATCTTGAATTCGGCAGCAGCACTTCAAAACTTACTTCACTTAAACCGGCCGACTTCAAGATATTAACCTCACCATCATTGATGAGGTTAATTGTCTTATTTTTATTGTTGATCCTTAACTGCATCTGTGCAGGGGGAACCGGTAACTGAGTATCGCCCATGAAAAAATAATAACTCATTCATGTACCCCCTCAGCGGCGGTTTGCATTGTTTCAATTAAGGTATCTTTTAAATAAATCATCATACCATCTAAATCATTATTACTGCTGACTGAATTGTGAATGCCCCCCATATCTACTTTGATTTCTGCCGTGGTAAAGCGGTTAATGACTTCCTGCTCGGCAACATCACGCATATACTTCAAGTCTTCTTCTGAAATGTCCAGCGAATCCTTCATTTTTCCTGTATTGGCGGCGGTACTGGCCATATCATTACCGAATTTACTCAGGTCAAGACCTAAGTCAAAGCCCGAATTGCTCATTTTACTTAAATCAAAACGGTTTGCAAATTGATTACCTACGTCATAGGCTGACTTATACGCCTCATCTAAATTTGTCATTTGCAATTTACCAAGAACCTTATAGTTGCTCGGCATTTCCCCAACCCAACCGGCCATTTGACTTTTTAATGAGGTTACGGCATTCTTCATATTGGTGCCGAAGACCTTATCTATTGCGCTTGCAATGGTGCTAACTATATCAAGTATGCCATTTCCCCAACTGACAAATAATTGTTTTGTCGAGTAAAGCGGGTTATCAAATACGTTAATGAAGAATTCAGCGAAACTGATCCAGCTATTGATTAGAAAGATAATAATGTTCATGATAAAATTTCCAAGCGCATAAAACGACCCCATTATAATTCCGGTTGCGCTTAAACTCGTTCCAGCAAATCTGTTTACGGCCGCAATTGCTAAATAAAATACTGCAATAATAACGATTATGGCAGCCACAATCCAGGTTACAGGGCAAGCAAGAATGGCTGCATTTAAGCCCCATTGTGCTACTGTTGCCACCGCAGTAGCACTGGCCGTTGTGCCAAGAGCTGACGCTTGAGCAAAACTCGCAAAAGCACCCGCTAATTTTAGACCATTTGAAACGCCCTCTACAACGGCAACCCCTATTACTGCAGACTTATACGCTAAATAAGCTGCTGTAATCCCCAATACAGCAGGTGCCAGGATTGACCAGTTATTAGCAACCACTCCCGACACATAAGCAATTTCATTAAAAGTCTTTGCTGCAACATTTCCTAAAGTGGCTATAGCATTAATGCCCCCTGTCACCATAGACTCGAATCCCTTACTGTTAGCAACGGTGTTTATCATTTGCAGAACGGGTTGAAACGCCTTTAATGTCCGGTTTTCTACTGAATTCCACACCTGACCAAAAGTTTTAGGCATCGCAGCAAACTTTGCATTGGTTTCTTCAGCAGCATAAAACATAGCATTTTTGATAATCTGAGCTGTTATTACCCCGTCTGATGCTAACTGCTTTATGTTGTCAGTGGTTGACTTCGGGAAGCCTTGAACATTCTGCAAATATCGCTGTATGTTAGCCACAATAGGCTGGGCATTATCTAAAACAGCATTTAACTCTTCCCCTTGGAGCTTCCCGGCAGCCATACTTTGCGTCAACTGAAGCATAACACTATCGACACCAACAGCACTAGCACCCGCAATAACAAACGTTTTATTAAGCTGCTCCGTAAACGCAATCAACTCATCATTACTGCTGAACGCCTGCGCTGCTTGCATCCCCAATTTTGAAACGGCATCAGCGGTAGACTGATAAACGCCTCTCGCTCGTTCTGCACTTTGAAATATTTTTTCCTGTAATTCTACCGTAGTTTGTTGCTTATCGTTCATTAAATCTAGCCTCGCTGTTGTTTGGGCAACAGTATCAGATAAATTTATAACTTTATTTGCTCCAACAGCAGTAACAATAGCCATAGCGGCATTTTTCAAGCTACTGGCTAATCCGGTAGCAGCCGCTTGACCTTGATGAAGATCATTGTTTAATTGTTTCTGCGCTGCATCAGCTTCCCTAATCTCCTGCTCTACCGTATTCATTGCAATTGAAGCTTTCGATAATTCCGCTCTCGCAGCCGAGATATTGGCCGTATTAACAGCATGATTTGAGGCATTTTGCATAGCTTCAAAACTTGAAATACATATATTTAAAGCGTTATTCATAGATCGGACAACTGAAGTCATTCCATCCTGCAATTGAATTGCTGTTCTTATCGTAGCCATAAATTCCCCCCCCGCTTTCAGGAATAAGAAAACCGCTCAACAAAGAGCGGTTAATTATTGTTACAAGGCAATCTCTTTTTTCTCTTTAGGAATCTTGGACCAGAAGTCTAAGAATTTATATGCATCGGGAATTTTAGTTACATCAAATGAAATATAGTCTATTTCTCCACTTTTATCATAGGTGAAAATCAGATACTTGCTTTCAATACTGCTTGTTTTTTCTTTTGACCTTCCACCCACAATAGCCCCTAACGGCCCAAATAAAACGCCACCTACAACTGCTCTACCGATACTACTCACATGTGATTTTTGTATTTCTGTATCGGTCTTAATTACTATATCCTTGATTTTCTCAATCAATAAGTTAAAACTAGTTTCGTTTCTTTCAAAAACGATCATATTGCTGCATAGATAAACAAAGCATTCCGTGCCTTCGGCAACGGGAAGCCCTGTCATATGCTTAGCGCAAATACAATTGATTGCACCGATTGAATTCATTTTTTCTTTGTGCAATTGCTTTGTTGCTTTTACAGTATTACGCATACCCGTCATTTTTTTAAATAACGCAAAAAGTAAAAATAAAAAAATAACAAGGAATGCTCCTCCCATTACCATTCCAATAGCTGTTTCATCCACGCTAAGTCCCGCCCTTCGCGATATATTTACCCAAATTATACCACGAAATCACTTATTTTTGGCTTCACGCTCTAGCTCTTTCACTTTTTTATTATCCGATTCAGTTTTGACCTGAATTGCAGCGATTACAAAGGCTTTTTCCTGTCTACTTAGAGCCAGGTACTCATGCGGCCATTTATGAAGCTTATGGAGGGCGTAGTAGGCACAGTTCGCCTCACTATCGCCCTCCACGATTAGTTTTTTGCTTCTTCCACCAGATCATCCATAACAGCATTAAAGCCGTTAATTTCTTGAATCTTGGCTAACAGATCCTGATACTCACCAGGTTTTAGCATCTTTTTCAAAAGAGAATCCCCGCCCATGACACCATAGGAATCCTGCAACTCTGCAGCGTTAAGGTTTGGAAACACAATACATTTAACTGCTAACAAGCCAAGATATTTACTTGCGTCCATATCCTGCATGTACTGCCCTTTCTTACCCTCAACTTGAACGCGCTTCGTGCAAGACTTCCTTAACTGCTCGTCTTCTTCACCAGTGATGGATTGCAATTCCCATTCGATTGGTTTGCCCTTCTCAACAAACCGTTTTGACGCTGGATATTTAACCGTTTCATCTTGAAGGGCGTTCGGGGCAAGAAATGCGCTTAAATTACTCATTATATCAGTCTCCTCAGTTAAAATTAAAATTAATACCACTGCCAGCGCGAAGAGCGTTCGCTCTAACAGTGGTATTTCATGTGCCATAATTAGACATATAATCAGAACAAACATTTTTACATCATGCCGTCAAGCATTTTAAACTTTTCAGGCATTTCAAAATCCTCGAAGGTAAAATCAACATCTTGTTCCAGCGAGTCACCGTCAGCATCAAAGGAAGCAAGCAACCCACCATCAATATTGCACCCCTTGAAGATCATCGTTTGTCTTCCAGCCCCCCGGGCGGTTGAATCTTCATTGCTGACCTGAATATCGAAATAAACATCTTCACCAGAATCCTTAAACCGTAACATCAAATCATTAAAAATAGGCGTATTGTGGTAAATCGTCATATTACCGGTACCGCTCCAACTCGTAGCTTTATTTCCCTGTCCGGTTTTACCCAGGATAGAAATTTTTTGTTTTTCCTTTTCAAACTTTGCTTCAAATTTTTTGGCCTGAAGCAATAAATAGCGATTTCCCTCTATGGTGACAAAGCACTCAGCAAGTTTTGCGCTTACTGCGTCCCTGGCCTGCATTACTTTTTGCATTTATAGCCCCTCCTTTCTTACTTGACGATAACCGTCATATACAATTTGGTCATGCAGTTAACCGGCTGTACCGGATCGGTTACGGTAACAGACTTTTTATCATTACCTTTTGCCACAATAACATCGGCTGGAACAAACTCTTCAATAGCCTGTATGCCTTCCAGCTCCTGATGATATTTAACCAGGTCATTCCAGAAGGAAATGCGGCCAGCATTATTATTTTGCACTTTGCCAAGGTACTGTGTATTAAACAGTACTGCAATATCATTAGCGATTTGATCCAGTACACGAATGGTTTGATTCGAGTTAAAGTCAATATTTTTTTCTGGTGTAACGCTGGTAAAGCTATTGATATCATCAAGAACATGAACTTCATCACCAACTTTATGGAACATGAAGGAACCGGCTTTCATGGCCGCCTCTAATGCGGACTGCTTATAGTCCACAAAGAAGGTAAATTCACCGTCATAATTCTTATTGGTATTAGACCGGTTAACAGCGCAGGAAGCACTGGCACCAGTTAGCCAGTACACAGCAGAAGAAGCAAGAGCACCAGAATCTAAGGTTTGATTCTTTATGCTAATAACGCCTTCATAGTCAGCTGCTTTATCATAAATGACGGTTTGGAACTTTGCCCCTACTTCATCGCGCATACGCTTTGTATAAGCTACATACAGACTTTTGATAGTCTCTTCCGTAGATAAGCAGCCTAGCGTATTAAACTTATAGGCCTCGAACTTATCCAGCGCTGTCTGATACTGCGTACCGGTAATGGTTGCCCCATTAGTACCTCCAGTTAGAGGTGTGCCAGCTGTTACTGCCAGCGTAGTACCGGTCTTGAAAGTTACATAGTCATTTGCAACGAGAGCAGCGGCGCTTGCCACCGTCTGCAAGTCAACCAGTGTAGTACCTATTAAAGTTGATACGTCAAAATTTGCAGGAACATCAACGTTAGAAGCTATTACAATCTTAATGTCATTGCCCCTGGTGCCTCCATATTTTGCCGTAGCGTAGGTATTCTGCGCTTTTACAGGCGCATTGTTCAACCGGTAGAAATAGCCCGTTCTGAGATTGAGGAACAAATCGCGCAAGCCTTTTAGCTTATCATGTGAATAGTCATAACCGAAGATTTCCAGCGAGTCAGATTGGAAGTCGCTGTTTTCTACTGTGAAGACTTCGCCTTCCGGTCCCCAATCCAATTCAAGGGCTAACGCACCATACCCCCGATCGGAGAGAGTCGCAGAAGCCCGGATAAGGGAAATAAAGTTAATATAGCTTCCCGGCAAGGTTTTATTTTGCGTAAAGAATGTACCGCCACCTATTGCCATTAGTCACCCTCCTTTTCATTGGGTTTATCAAACTCTTTGGTCAAAAACTCATCAATGAGTTTATCAACTTCGGCCAGCGCATAGGACTTGTCATCTGCCAACAAAACAGAAAGCAAGTCCCGCCGCTCGGCATATTTCTTAGCAGACAAGATTTGCTGCTTGCTGAATTTTGCTACAGGCGCTGCCGCTGTTTCTTTCTTAGCCAATTGTCTTCACCCTTTCTATAATTTCTAAATCCTCCATCACCGGATCAGGCTCAACAACCTTACGGATTCTAAGGTCATAATTCACAAAGAAATGCAATACACCGTCAATTACTTGATGCTTCATTTTGGATCCCCGGACGAGATTGCCGTCAACCATGATATACTCCAGTTCCATAATCAGCATATCCACTACACTATTGACCTCTGAAGTGTAGTTTTTCGCTTTTGGGAAGTAGTGAAGGTCAAAGGCTTGTTCCCGGTTGTAGGTAGGACCTATTTCCTGCTGCTGTCTGCCGGTTAAGCAGACAAGAAGAAAGCAGGGTTCCTTTAAACCCTGCTTAACCTCATCAATATAAATTTCGTAATTATCACCGAAGGTTTCATTTAGTTTTCGGGCAATGCCGGTCATAGTTTCGTTAAGCATTGAACGCATCCCCTAAGTATTTCATTAATTTCTTTTCCAGAATCGCCGGGGCTTGGCTGTCCAATTCATCTTCACTTATCGTCAGCATGAATTGGCCGTTTACCCACCCCTTACCGTTCCCGGTCCGGTGTCCAAACTCAAGATAGCTTGCATAGTTGACGGGGTTAATAAGTTCAATCTGATAGACATTACCTACCTTGGTTAAAGTCAAGGTCTGAACATATTGTTTAGCGTTTGACTGACCTTTACCTTGTGCTTCAGCCTCGGTTGAAGCTGTCCACCCCCTGCGAAGAGTACCGCCGTTTTTGCCTTCCCCCGCATATTGCCCTACCGGTGTGCGCTTAATGACCTTTGCCAGCAGTCGGGCAGCCAGCTCCTTCGCGCAGTCCTCACAGAATTGATTAACGTCAACACGGTCAAGCTTTTCCAGGCGCTTTTGTAACTGCTGCAGCTGCTTAAAATCGCATTTGCCCCACTTACCCATTTACGCCCACCCCTGGAACAGCTCAATACTGATTTCCTGGTGATTGGTATAAACGGCAGGTTTACCACTGCTTTGATAATCGGCTGTAACATCATTCTGTATGATCGTTATCTTGCTCCCTGGCTTAATTATAATTTCAGGCGCAATGAACAGTGTAACAGTCTGAGTAATAGCGGCAGCACCATCTGAATTTGAAGTACTGGCAACGGTTTTGTAAGATAACCGGCAAGGCTGATCCGTTAACACATCGACTTCCTGCTGGGTAGTAATTTTGGTATCGGGATCTTGCACTGACTGATATTCAAAAACAGTACATTTCCCTTTGTACAGGCTTTCAAGGCCCTTACGCGTAGGGCTTACCATCGAATACACCTATAGGCGGCAAAATCGACTTCACTGTGCAACAGATACTTTACCAAGGCGTCATATTTAGCCTCTGCGCTCGCGGAAGTGTCAAAGGTAACAGTTGTATCACCCTCGGTAATTTGCTTCACTACCGCCTCAAATTCAATACCTACGCTCTGGCCGCTTTGCTTCTTGCCGTACAGGAATTCCCCGCAGGCCATCTCTACAGCTACAGAGCGAAGCCCTTCCGGGACTTCGCTCACATTGCAGCTATTTTTGATATGTGCTTCAACCTTTTCAATGCAAAAACCAAGAATCCAATCATCAACAGTGGTTGTCGTATAGCTGAATGACAACAGGCGTTTCTTTACATCATCTAAAATCAACAAAAATCACACCTTTATTCTGCTTCTTTGCCCGAAGCAAGTATTTTTTTCAAAATACCTTTTTGGCTTGTTGATTGGCCAATATCAATGCCTCTTTCCTTGGCATATGATATCAATTCTTCAAGCGTTAAGTTATCAAGTTTGGAGTTTTCACCATCGGAAGGGACCTCGTTTGTCAAATCAATTTCATCCTCTTCAATTTCCCCTTCAACCTTATAACCTTTTTCCTTAAACCATTTAAGTAAATAGGTGTCGGCAGTTTCACCGACACCATTCGCAAATGCAACACCAGCAGAAATGCCTGTATATTGCTTATTAGGGGCAAGTACTTTTGCCATAATTCCCACTCCTTACTGAACCTTAATTTTACGCAGAACACCGGCAGACTTGGTTGCTTTCAGTGCAACAGCTGCAACCATTTCAACTTCACCCAGTTTTACAGCACCGGCAGTCTTGAAATCAGGCAGCCAGGTATTGACCGGGGATTGTCCAGCCATCGAAATTCCATGAAAGCCATCAAGCGCCAAGCGTGCTGTATACAGAGAAGTTTCGCCGCTAGTTACGTTTGTAGTTACAACAGGGGCGTTCGTTCCAGGTTTTTCACCAAAATTGACCAGGGGAATCCCGTTATACAGGTCAACATTTTCACCGAAAGAATCTTTAGTAGTCTGATACGTTCCCGCACGTCTTGCGCAGGCCCGGATTTTGGAAATAAGTTTTAGATTTCCACCAATAAAAGAGGTCTTACCATCCAGCCCCATTAAAAATTCGTCCAGAACATCCAAAAACGCTTTATAGTTTGCGTCAACGGCTGCTGAAGTGGACAAATCAATTACAGAAGGGGGCACATATTCAGTAGATGATCCAGTAAGGGCTTTTTCCAAACCATCAAAGGCATTTTCATCAACAGCCGAATCGCCGTTGATAACGGTATCGTTAAACAAAGCGGAGGCAGCTTTTATTTTCTGCTGCATTTGCAATGTTACTTCGCTGACGATACCACCCATATTACCGATAACCCGGTCAATTTTAAAGCTACCACCAAAAACTTTTAAATCAGTAGTGTACCGCTGTTTACTTACTTCTTGCGAGTTGTACTCGCTATTTACGGCCCTAAATCCTGCTGTAGGCTGGGTAATCAGCCTCGTATAACCGTAGGTAAGCGTTGCGCCGCCCCCTGTAGGGGAAACCACATCATCAAATGTGAGGGCGTTGATGAGGAAGTTCGATTTTGCGAACTCGTCAATTACCCCTGTTTGTAATGCGTCTTGTACGTTCAATTTTGCTTGCGCTAAAGTAACTGCCATATTAAATACCACACCTTTCAATAATTAATTATTTGTAAAATGCATCTGTACCGCTTCAGCTAGGGAAGACGGTTGTGTCCCGGCTGCTTTATTCGCAGATTCAGCGGGACTAAAGCCCTTAAATTGTGGCTTACTTGCTACTTCAAAAAGAAACTTTGTATCAGCACCTTCTTGAAGCACTTTAATCTGACCAGCCAGCCCCTTAATAGATTCACCTTCAAACTCAGCATTTTCGAGATTAAGCAAAGCCCTGACGGCTTTCAGGTTTTTGGCCTTCGCTCCGGTCAGGGCTTTGTCAACAGCTCCATCAATCTGCATTTGCTTGATTTTGCCTTCATATTCGGTTTTCGTGTTTTGATTGGTTGTCTGCAGCTCTTCAATTTTCTTTTGAAGACCTTCAGCATCAACCTTTTTCAGTTCTTCCAGCTGTTTATCACGGGCCTTGATATCTGTTTCAAGCTGCTGTTTTGCTGTCACCTCCTTGTCATGTTCCGACTTGACCACATACCCTTTCAATTCTTCCGCACTAGCGGCGGCTACTTTGGTTGCTGCAGCATCGTCCAGACCCAGGGCAAGCAATTCTTCTTTTGTCATATGATTTCATCCTCCATTTTTATTTTTAGATATAAAAAAGCACCCACACAAAACCTGTGTAGATGCTTAACTAACAGAACGTTATTCAAAAATTAACATTTACATCAGAAATAGTTCCATCTTTAACATCCTGAAGGAATTGTTTAAAGATGCGCTTTTCTTCCTCTGTAGCAGCTTCATTAATCGCCATATCGTTTGTCTTTTCATCATAATAGAGTAGATGCAATATTTCTTTAGGTGGATGAATCATTAAAAATCCGCTCCATTTCCTCTTTTAATAGTTTAACTACCTCTTGTGCCAATGGGCGGGGGTTGCTTTCGGATACTGCTTCAGCTAGAAATTCTAATGAATCCGTAAATCCATATCCGCTTAAATTCTCAGTTATTACGCCCTTTTCATTGACAAGGTTTAATTTCTTTAAAGCTTCAGTTTTAATCTTACCGGATAACTCACCGTTTTTAATAGCCCTGAAGGCTTTATTAATTAAATTGACATCCGTAGTATTAAGATCAACACCATACTTTTTCATTGTAGTGATATATTCAAGCATATGAGCTAGTTCATGATTTAATATTCCTGACGCTCCGTTTTTCGGTGTCCACCATTTGAGATTAACAGCTTTATCAATCAAGGCGTTTACGCCAGCTAAATCGCTTAAATCGCGTTTAGACAAGGTCAGATGTGGTAATGGTCTACCATTTACTATATCCATACCTGCACTGGCTGTTGCTTTCATATCTCCGACTCGCATTTCTTTCACGAAGCCCCGCAGGACCGGATATTCCTCGTAAAACACGCCTAGTGATTTATTAACATCATTGGCTACTTCGATATCAATATTTTTATAACTGGCCTTTGTGAATCCTAAATTATCAACAGCGTACTTTTCAGCTTCCTGAATCGTTTTGGATGGAGTAAAGCTTGATTTCACTATATCAGTTTTAGTAATTTCCTTCAATCCATCTTTTGAACCGCCATCAACAAAAGTTTTCTTCCAATCCTCGTATTTCATAGAATCCGGTACATAGTAGGTTTTACCTTCTGCATTTCGTGCAGCCCTAAAGCCAGTATTATCAACGAAATACGGGACTGTTACAGTGCGGCACCAGCAATGGAACGGCGGGGCGGTGATACCTATTTGATATTCAGTAATGAGAAATATTTTACCGTCCAGTGATCGGCATATAGCAGAAGTATCATTATCCAGTGTCGCTACAATCTCATACCGTTCTACATCCAGCTCATTAAAGCAATCTCGCTGCGCTGCAGACGCAAAAAATGCAGATTCGGTCATCACTAACCGGCCTGCATTATTTTTGGTAGTCTCAAATTTTTGCGCTATGGTTTTAATCATTCTATCCGGTGAATCGCCTCGAATGACCGTCTGCGTCAATTCGGTATGAAGGGTGTTAACAAGCTGATCCTTTGCTGTCCAGCAGCGATTGGTAAAATTCTTGCCGTCAGGTGTCCAGGGTTTGTTGATCACGGCTGCTAACTGCCGATTATTAAACTTTTGCAGGTCATAACCAACATTAAAACCGCGCTGCACTTCATAGGCGGTATAGTAATAACCATTGGAATAGATATTACGCATTGTTCGTTCTAAGCCGTCAACCTGGTTGCCGTAGAGGACTTCAACCTGCTGCTGTATTTGGAGTTTTAAGGCTTCCAATCGGCTAATATGCACCCTGGCTGAAGCGTTTTCAAGCTGTTTCAGCCATTGGCCACTGACGGCATTTTCCTTGCCATACTTGATATACTCATGAACGGTCCACTTGAATTCCTTCAGTTCGGAAGAATTCAGTAACCGTTTCGCCTCGGCAAAGCTGATTTGATTATTTTGAGCAAAGCGGCCGTACCAACCCGCAATCTGATCCTCTAAAGATTTAGCAGCTAGTTTGTACTGACGTTCCAGGTCATCATAATAGGCAAGGCCCTGCTTTAATTGTTCTTCTTCAAGCAGTTCAAACCGTTTACGCCAATAATCCCTATGTTTCATTCAGATCACCAGGCTTTTCAAATGCTGCTTTGTACTCGTCCATTTCCGACTGCTGCTGTGCCTTTTCAGCTTCAATCCGCTGCAGTTCAACTTTAACATCAGCAGTCCAGGGGTGCTGACTTACGATTGTTTCATTACTGAGGATACCCACTGATTTAGCGCAGTTATCAATGCTTTCGGATTCATTGATCAAAATGTCACGGTTAAAAATTACCTTGACCTTTTCTTTTTCAAAATCACCCTGACTGGTGTTAGCAAAGTGCATATTCACAAACCACAGCAATTCTTCAAAGGAGGCTTGAAATTCTGTTTCCATGCCGTTGGCATCAAGATCAATGTCTGAATACATGGACTGAATGTTCATTTGATTTGGGCTGCCGCTCATGCGATCATCTTTAGCATCAAAGCCACGCCCATTTTCAATCAAAGCTTTTTTGAACAGTTCCAAAATGACCTTATAATTTTCCGCATTAACTTCAATGGTCAAAGTCTTAATGTCACCGGCTGCACCATCAACAGTTTTTACTTTGACAGCTCCATATTGAGCGAGATTCTTTCTAAACTCGCCAAGATTGGTCCCGTCATAGTTCTGCAGCACCAGAATAGTGTTTCGGGCATCTTCCTGCATATTGTTCTGAAAGTCGCTCAGAATCGTGTTGACGCCGTCCTGAAGAGACTTAACACGCCGAATGAGGGGTATTTCTTTGTTATTATATTTAAACGGAATTAGAGGCACCTTTGACCAATTCCAACTGCCTTCATTGCCGTCAGCATCAACTGCAATCAGGTACGGTGTTGATGGCCGCTCCACATCCGGTATGAGAGAATTATTCTGCAACACAAAGCGTTCAATTCCTTTTGTGGAATACACCTCAACTTTTTCAATCGGAATATTCCGCTGCCCCTCATACGCTTCAACAACATAGATTCTAACAGCGAATTCAAGAAGCGTGTGTTCAGCGTCCCCCCAAAACGGAAGAATCTCATATGCGGGGTACTTCTTAAAGCAAAAATCCCCTCGCTCATTGTAATAAGGGTGCAGCCAGGCAATGCCCTCATTCAAACTATCCTCACCAAGATTCTTCAGGGTTCGGAGAAAACGATTATTAAAGATTTCTTTGAGCATTTCTCCATAATCATCATTTTCAGTTTCAAAGGTTGGCTGTTTGGACAATAGATAATTGACTTTCTGATCGACTAGTTTGGCATATTGATTGTCGATATCCTTGTTATTAGGCAGGTTTTCAACTTCCTGAAGTTTACCGTCTTGACCAATAATAGTTCTTTTGCGTTTCAGAATATCATGATTGCCCTCGTAATACTCTTCGCCGGTCAACATTTCTTTTCGCCTGGGTGAACATTTGAATTTGACTATCTCCCGCTCTAAAAATTGTTTATCGGTCATTTTGGTTTTTGCACCACTTGCCAGGATGTGATTTATCCTAGCCATGACTGAACTGCCAATGTCCAAAAGATTAAGCATGTTATATCATCACCTCCTATTACTCAAAACTGAATGACGATCCTAGACCTACCTTCTCAGCTATGCCGGTTGTAGCGTCCGGGGCGTCATCGTGTTTGTTCTTGCCTTCCCTCTGGTATTTGATCATAGCCTCATGGTACTCAGGCCACTTGTCCCGCCAATTGGCAGGAAAGTAAATATGATTCATAACCCAAGTAGAGTTTGATATGATCCGGGCTTTCTTGTTTTTCGATTGGTGGAAAGCATTAATTTGCGTGCGGTTGCTCCGGTGTTTAGTTTGCAGTATTCGTTCAACGGCCCTGCCAAATCCCCGGCCGCCGTTATTACTTTCAATATCGGCAATAGTAACACTATCCTCGTGCAGCATTTTAGCTGTAGCCGGTTCAGTATCTTCCATAGGATCTTTCGTGTAAAGAACATTCAACACATAAGCTTCGTTGTTATAAACTCCATAATCAATACTGCACAAGTAATCTTCCCCGGTATCGGCCGTATCTGTATAGTTTTTGATTGCGGTAAATAGAGGACTGCCGTTTTCGTCCATCGGAAGACGGCTATACGTTTTAAATTTAGTGTATAGCCGGCCTTTCAGGTCAATCGGCTCCTGCTGATAGTTAGCTGAAGCAATGTCAGCACCCATTGCCTTTTTCTTAGCCTCGTAGCTTTTACGGGATAAAACTTCCTCACAAAGCATAGTGCCGTCATCCTGCAGCGCCTTCATGCAGATATGACGGATTTTTGCCCCCTGCTCCCGGTAATGAGCTAAAGCCCTGCCTGCAAGATCATCTGAAGCCCAGCGAGTCATGATAATGATGATTTTGCCGCCTTCTTCAAGACGTGACAGCATCGTATTAGTGAACCAGTCCCAATGCTTCTGCTTTATATCTTCGTTATTGGCTTCAGTGGAATTCTTAATTAAATCATCTATGAACATCAGGGAACAACCAAACCCTGTTGCTGTCCCGCCTGGTGACGTAGCCAGGTAACTATTATAACTGCCTTCTAAACTCCAAAGGTTCATAGCCCCGTCACCTTGTTGAATCTTGACTCCGGGAAATACGTCACTATAAACTGGCTTGAATGGATCGGCTTTTACTTCCTGAATACTATTGCGGACATTCTTTGAAAACATGGTCGATAGGGTTTCATTGTATGAGCCGGTCATAACTTTTTCTTGATCGTTCTTACCAAAAACCCACTCAACAAAAAGACCGGCTGTCCTGGACTTCCCATGCCGCGGCGGCTCATTGATGATTAAAACCTCATCGTCGCCCTCGTAGAAGGCCTGTAGCTCCTTGCACAGTTCAACGAGATATTTTCGAGAAGGTTTATAGAAATTAGGCGCTTTTAGATTGCAATAAAAAAAGAACTCACGTTTTGCAAGTTCTGTCTTTGCCCCTATTTGCGCTAATCGTTTATCATACATCCTCTTCACCAGCTATTTTTAGAAGCTGTTCCCGCGTTAAGCCTTCAAAGGGGTTATTCATTCTAATATTTGCATCAATGTCTTTCCGGTCCCGCCATTCAGCCGGTTTACGATTCTTCAACCAGAAGATTTGAGCTGTCGTATCAGGCTGCACTTCTTTAATAACCTTCTTCGTAATCTCAAATTTATGTTTCTTGGTAGATTCATTATAAACTCGTTCCCTGGTAACCTCTGTAAATTGATATCCTAATGCCCTTTTCAACAAAGCATTCTCAACCTGAATATCAACAACCTCTTTACCTCTTTTTAAGGCCTCTAAAATCTCTACAAAATCTTTTTTATAATTATAGAGTGTAGCAACACTGACACCCATGTTTGAAGCAATCTGCTCATCCGTCAAACCATTTCTCGCCCATGCTTCCAACTGAAGTAAACCTTCAGCAGTTAGCCACTCTTCATACTTTCCTTTAGCCACTGAAGGCTCACCTCACTTTCAGCTATTTCCATACTTTTAGTACAGGGCTTGACTTATATCCTTTAGCCGTAGGATGGCAGTTTGCATTGTAAGGCTGTCGCATAAGCTGCTGATAGTCTTCCTTACGTTTCACTCTTCGGTACGTTACGCACTGACGATCCACAATGCCGACTTGCCCGACATTGCACAATTGATCGAAATTAAATTTGCAATCTTCACGGTTACATAGTACGGACATTGTAGCCCCTCCTGTTTTAGACAAATGAAAAACCGCCTACAATCTTGTAAGCGGTTCGCCTGTTATACTTTTGACACAATACCATTTTACCACGGTAAGAAATCCTAAATCAATTTCATGTCTTTCTCATTGCCGAAAGCCCGTCAAGCCCGAATATTAAAGCACTTAGCATCTCTGTACTGTCCCGGTTGTCTCGGTAATACGTACTTCTGTCAATATTCTCGATTTTACATATTTCCTCCATTTTCATTTTTTCTTCGGCTAAATATACCGCACATAATACTCGATATCGTCTTGCATCTTCTGGCTTATCAGACCTTTCGCAATAAATCTCATATACTTTTAGCATATTATCGACATGGGCCATTATAGTTTTAGTCCGAATAACACTGCTCTTCACAGCATCAATGTACATATCTTTATCGCATGCACCTAAAGATTCTAGAATCTCTATCGGGTTTGCAGATACGGCTGCAGTACTCCTGTCATAAACGGCCTTCTTGCAATACTCTTTTAGTGATTTATAATGCTTCAGAAGCATTCGAGTATTCCACAGCCGGGTATTTTTTTGTTCTCTTTTTCTCTCTTCAAATTGTTTTTCCCAGGCTTCCAAGGCTGCTTTTGCCCCGGCTTCACCAGCAATACGAACGATTTCGTCTTTATCCATTATGCCGCCTCCCTTCGTACTTGTTCAATCAAAGCCTTAACGGCTTTCATCATCGTTTCTTGTCCTTCTGCCTTACCATCTAAAGACCTGGCCACTAGCTCGTCTACGGTGCCTACGGCAACCAGGTGATGAATAATGACGCTATGCAACTGGCCTTGCCTATATAGCCTTGCATTAGCCTGCTGGTACAGCTCTAGGCTCCAGGTTAGCCCAAACCAGATAATCCTATGTCCTCCGTCCTGTAAGTTCAAACCGTGACCGACTGAAGCAGGGTGCGCCAACATGATCGGCACCTTCCCGGCATTCCAATCCGCTATATCTTTTGCTGTATCTAATATCCTTGCTTTCGGGTAATGCGCTTGCAGCCTTTCCAAATCATGCTTGTACCAGTAAAAAACTAGCACCGGCTCGCCATTGGCAGCTTCCACAATATCATCAAGGGCAGTTAATTTAGCATCGTGAATTTTAGTTACTTTTCCATTCTCGTCATACGCAGCGCCATTGGCCATTTGCAAAAGCTTGTTTGATAAAACGGAAGCGGTATTTGCCACAATATCGCCGCCAACCATTGGCAACAGCAAATCCTTTTCCAGCCGTTTGTATTGTTGATAGGCTGCTGCCGGCAGTTTTACCGGTATAAAGTTGTCAATGCGTTTCGGAAGATCAAGCCAATCCTTTGCCTGCATACTAACACAGATATCTGCTAGTTTTGCATAAATGGCTTCCTCGGCTCCCGGTTTCGGCTTCCAGCTAAAGATTGTCGTTCTGTTCCGTTTATCCGGTTCAAAATACCGCTCTCTGTAGCCGGTTACAGTCTTGCCAAGCCTTTCGCCCTGGTCCAATAGATAAATCTGCGCCCACAAGTCCATCAAGCTGTTAGGCCTTGGTGTACCTGTTAGCTCCACGATACGCTTGATAAAGGGCCTTACTTTTCGTAAGGCTTTAAATCTCCTTGCCTTTGGTGATTTGAAACTCGACGATTCATCGATAACAACCATATCGAAGGGCCATTTCCTGCCGTAATACTCCACCAGCCATTCGACATTCTCCCGGTTAATGCAATAGATATCCGCTTTTTCCTGTAAAGCCCGTAATCGATCACTTTCGGATCCTAGCACCTTTGCTATTTTTAAATATCGGGTGTGCACCCACTTTTCCGATTCCCGGCTCCAAGTATCATCGGCTACCCGTAACGGTGCAATCACTAAAACTTTTGCCACTTCGAACAGATTATGCAAAAGCTCTTTTATAGCTGTTAAGGTGCTTACGGTTTTACCCATACCCATTTCAAGAAAAAGGGCCGTTGCTGGTAAATCAATAATTCGGCCGGTTGCGTAATCCTGGTAGACCTTAGGCTCGTACACGTTAGGCACCATCAGCAAATTCCTCCTGAATAAAGGCATCCACCCCTTGAACCGAATCAATGCAGTAAACGGTAAATCCTAATGCCTCTAATTCAGCTGCCCGTTTCATCTGCAATGGTTCCAGGCTCTTCCCCTTATCTTTCATTTCAACAAACACAATTTGGCCGCCTGGCTTTAAAACAATTCGATCCGGCACCCCGGACATTCCAGGCGAAACAAATTTCCAAGCCTTCGCCCCTCGTTTTTCTACTTCGCGCTTAAATCGTTTTTCAATCGTTCTTTCCATTTTTACCTCGCTTTAGGTGTTACCAAGGTTCCCTATTTTTTACGAAAACTCTTACGCGTATATACGCGTATAGGCGTATATGACGTGTTCGCGCGCGCTTTTATTCTATATATTCTATATTCTATAATCTCTAAGTATAGTTTGGTAACATTGGTAACAGTAGGGTTAATTCCTTGAATTTCCTGGCTTAGAGGTGTTACCGAAGGGTGTTACCAAGCTTTTTATAGTTCGGTAACGTCGGTAACACTTTTTGCATGAGGTGTTACCGAACTTTTTACTTGAAATGACTTCGGTAACACCGAAAAACATAGTTCGGTAACACTAAATCAAGCTAAAAAATCTAAATCTAAATCTTTTTCTATTTGCACATCTCGTGTATAGGCTCTTTGAAGTCCGTATAGTTCACCAAATCGCAGTTTACCCTGTCCATCTTTATAAGGCTTCCACCCACGCGCAGAACGCAAAATGTCGTTTATCTCCATTGCTTGCAGCTTTCCAAGCCTCTTTAAATCGCCTTCTAACAGTTCGGCCCACACTTCCATTACACACACTCTTTGCCGTGGTACGGTACCAACAGAGGCTTCGCCGAAGTCCCGATTATGTAGAAACGTTCGTCTTGCCCCTAAGTCCAGCTGATCCCAATTCTCCGGGAGTAACCGGTCCAGGTATTCCCGGATAATACCAGCCATAGGGCTTTCTTCTGTGTGTCGCTCTTGCACTCCTAACGCTTCTTGCTCTAAGCCAGCACCCAAATACAGCTCTTCGCCACCTTGCCAGGCGGCGGCGGCTTCCGCCCATATCTGGTCGACTTCCGATTCCGTCATATCCTTCCATAGATTTTTGGTTCTCTCTTGTGTACCAGCTTCCACTGGCCAAAAGCGCCTATTACCGGTCTTATCACGTAAAAAGGTAGAATCATTCGTTGTTCCGAAGAAAACGCATTGCCGGGGAAAACGGGATATCTGACGCCCATAGGCAACCCGGTAAGCATCTTCCTGTTTGCTGATAAAGTGTTTGACGGCTTCTGCTTCCGCTTTTTTTGTTGCCGATAACTCAGCCAGCTCCAGCAGCCAAAAGCCTTGTATCTGCTCCATAGCCTCTTTACCTTGAACGGTAGTCACAGAATCCGAATACCAGGACTTACCCAACTTTTTAATAATATAGCTCTTACCGATTCCCTGAGGCCCAACAATAACTAAAACATTATCAAACTTAATTCCGGGCACCATCACCCGGGCTACTGCAGCAACCAGCATCTTACGGGTTACAGCTCGAACATATTGCGTATCTTCCGCCCCCAGGTAATCAATTAAAAGCGTGTCCAGCCGTTTCACTCCATCCCACGCCAAACCGTTCAAATACTCCCGTATCGGGTGGAATGAGTTTTTCACAAGTACTTCGTTCATAGCGTCAATGATCACCCCTTTACCGGCAATGTCATACGTTTTACTTAGATAATTCCGAAGACTCGAATCGTCCTCATCTGTCCAGAAGTGACCGCGCTCTCGCTTTCTCCAAGGCAAATCCTCAGTGACTAACTGCCGGTGTGCGAAATCATCCATACAAACCCTGCCAGCAAGATTCGGATCATGGCTCATAATTAGAATTACATTTGATGGTGTGGAAAGGTATTCGCCTTTGCGGTTTGCCTTCAGCTTTTCCAGCCAATTGCCGCTGTCGGCAAAATCCTCCCCTGCTTCTGCTAATCGCTCTTCCCCGATCGTGGTTTTGACGGCCGGATCAGCTAAAGCAAAATCCAGCATAGCCTTATAGCTTGGTAATTTAACTGTCGGTGTATCAGGCTTTGCTTCTTCGTCCTGATGGCCGAACTTATGCAAACGTACCAGGTCAAAAGAGTTTACTAGCTTGCCGCTGATCGGATCGGTACCGTGATGAGAATAGGCGAATTTATCTTCGTACAGTACCAGGCCAGCTGCTGCTGTGCCGTTGGTGTATGTGTACCGTCCTTCCATTGCGCAAGGCTCGTATACATCTGACAGGAAGGCTTCAATCGCTTCTGCAATTGAGTACGTGCGGCAGAAGGCCCCGACAACACCATTCTTTGCGTGTGGATCGCCCTGGCGGTCCGCTAATTGTTTCCGGGCCTTATGCGCTCTCGAAGATTCTGGCCAGAAAGACTGATCGCGCCAATCCTCGAACCTGGCTAAAATCTTGTCAGGATCTAACCAAGGGCCATCGTTGTACTCAAAAAGGAAATCTGCATCAGCTGAAGTTGAAGGCCAATACATCAACCTGTGCGGCTGATAAGTTGTATCGTCAAAAAGATCAATTCCAATATCCGCGGCAATACGGCGGGAAATCGCTTGATATTCGTCCGGAGTTACCGGCCGGGATAAAACGATCACTAAGCGCAGCCGGGGTTTTGCCGGCCGGTGCTTATGCGTGCTGTAAATGGCATACGCACAATTGCCTAAAAGCAAATCGACTAAGGTTGTGAAATCCGGATCAGCAAAATCTGCGTCGAGTGTGATAATGTGGCGCCAGGCTGTATTGGTGGAATTGCGGCGGCCGCCTTTGAGCGTACCGCCTACAAACCCGCCTACGTCCTTTAATTCGTCCTGCTGGGATTTGGTCATCTTGTCAAACTCATCGAGCGTTTCCCGCGTCCTGGTTGTTTGACTTAGCTTGTCCACCAGCTGTGACCACTGCATTTCCCGGTTCTTCCATTCTGTTTCATGCCGGCTTCTGCCGGTAGCAATGGCGATCTTACCATCATGCTTCAGCTTTATTGGTTTTAATTGTGTGTTTGTCTGTGTACTCATCTCGGATTACTCCTCTCCCGAGGCATTCGCTTTATCAAACTGCAGCTGCAGCTGCAGCTTCGGCCGAAGCTTCGACTGGCTTTTTCACATCAGAGGTTTTTATCTCCAAATTCGCTTTTTCTGCCCAGGCGATAATTTCAGCATTTAATTTTTCATCTACGCTTACCGGTTTATTGCGGTCAACTTTAGCCTGAACGAGCTGCCGGCCTTTAACCTCTAAGCAAGCAGCTAACTTGCCTTTATCGTCTGCAATCAGAACAATCCATTTTGCGTTATCCTTAACATCCCGGCCGTAAGAAGCAACGCAGTTATGCAGTTCTTCTCCTGCCTCGAGTAATTCAAATGACTCTTTCGGCAGAAAGAACTTTAATCGGTTAGTTTGCATAGACAACCGTTTAACAATGTGAACAGGCACGTTAAAAGCCATGTTACTGTGATTTTGCCGCCGGTGCTTTTTGGCCATCCAATCATGCAAACCTTTTAGCTTTACTTTCTCTTCCGCAATGGCCAATTTATTTACTTCGTTAAGCTGCCGGTAGAGTCGCAGACAATCAAACATATTGAGTTCTTCCGGACTCTCAACAAGCTGTGCGACGCCGGCCTCGCCATAGTAAGACCGCATGCAGGCTAAAAAGGTTAGTAGCTCATCGTTTGAAATATAATTTCGTTTCACCATAAGTGTTTTAAGTCCGGCGTGTACCCGCATGGCGAAATCGTAATTGCTGCACAGTTTAAACGCTTCTACCAGTCGGCCGACTTCGAACAGGCTGGCCCCTAGCTCCCGTCTAACGGCAGCTTTATTTGGCAATCCTGTAGCTTCAATAATTGCGGTTACGGAATCTTTTTTTCTCGTTACCGTATCAAATACAGACTCGAGAGAATGGCTCACCATGTACGAGGCAAGGAATTCTTTAATTATGTTAGATCCTTCGCGGTACACACTCGGAAGATTCGGAGCATCCGGAAACTTTAACCGGTATCCGATATTTAGCAGCGGAACAAGGAAAGCACCGTATAGCGGCCCCGGAGTTACGAACAGATGAGAAACTTTATGCTTCAAATTCTTCTCCATGCTTTTATGAACGGTATCTCTCAACAATTTCAGAATTGCCATTAGCTCGGTTTTCTGGTTGCAGTTTGCCAGGCTATCGGCAAAAAAGAATCTTAGGATACTTTTGTAAAGAACATCAGGCATACTCGGATTACTGAATTCAAGGCTTTCATGCAGTTTGCCGTTATGATAGCGAGAGAAAACCGCTGTTTGCTTGGCAATGTCGAAGCGAAAGCTCTCTTTGTAGTTTCGTTTGTATACAGTAAAAAGCTTATTGAAATACATTGCACTGCTATACACTTCAAAAACCACTGCATCCTTATAAGTTTTAAGCGCTAGCCGTACATTTACTGGCACCGTTTCATCCGCCTCCACATAGGCAACATGCTTTTCATGATGGACTCCACAATAGGGGCAACGGAAGTGGGAACCGCGCTCTATATAGCCCATGCAACCGGAGATACGCCCCCAAGCAACAGCGAAAGATTGATTGCATTTCACGCAATAGTATTGAATTTGATGGAGTCCATTGTCTATATACTTCATGTCTTCAGCAAAGGCTGTAAACATTTGCGGAATTACCACTTCAGCAAGATACATTACTAGTACCCCCTATTCAAGAAAATCAAGATCATCGTCTTCCTCGATCGGCTCTTCAATCGGAGGAGCTTGCTTGTTACTACTGGCTGTTTCTTTTTTCTTTCGTGCGCGGGCGGGTTTGTCTTTTGGCTCATCTATTTCATCCGGATCGTCTGTTTCAAGCGGCTCTTCTTTAGCTGCTGGTTTACTCTTCGCGGCATAGTGCTTGGCCAAAGCTGTTGCGACAATGCAGGCTGTTTTCATCGTACTCACGTAATTCTTCAGAGCGGCCATTTCCTCTGGAGTGATTGCTGAAGAATCTTGTTTCTCATCATGTGCAATAACTTCTTCAATTTCTCTTAGCATATCGGCTTGATGGGCCATTGCGTTTATAACATTGTTGCATTTCATATTAACCACTAATCCCCTTTCGCTTTATCAAGATAAGAAGTCTTCTAAATCATCATCTGCTGGTTCTCCCATTGATGCCTTACGGCTGATTATTGAATCCTCGTCCTGGAAGCGCCCGTCGATCAAGTGACGTAAAACTTCCAGCTTATCCAATATGCCTTTAATATCTGCCGGCACCTTAATCTCATTTTCAACCAGACCTTTCACAGCGCCGGCCAATGTCGGGTAATACCCCTCTGTACTCCAGCGCTCTTTGCCGCTCTCTTCTGCAACAAACCGCTGTTGCAGAATCCAATTGTATTGATCGGAAATGATTTGCCAATCATCATTAATTTTTAGTAGGGCCATGCTTGGCACCTCTTCGCTTTTTTCTCTCGCCTTTGCCGAACTAACGAAGTGAAAATATCGAAGTATTCGACTGCTACAAGGCCAGGAATCTTTTCTGACACGTCGATATCAAGATTATTAGGCGTCCACCAGCTGCCAGGCATTAACTGCATTGCTTCCGCATGTAACACAAGATTATCAGCTTCTTCAACAACAAGGCTACCACGCTTTAGGTCAAAGGCTTTAAAGATTGTGTCCATGAGTCTACGCTCAACCCCATGATAGCCATTTAAGAACGGCTTTACTGGTCGACTAACGTCTGCTATGTAAGCTTCAGACGCATCATGCAAAAGTCCCGTCAGCTGAAGTTCTAGATCAGTAGGAAAGTTAGTACGTAAATAGTTGTAGACATTTATCGAATGCTGCGCGACACTGTAAAAATGCTTGCAATGGCCATTAAACCGACAAATGAGGCTAAGCGCATGTGCAATATCTGTGATATCTATTTCCTCTGGACGAGGATCTAACGGGTAAAAATGTATACCGGTATAGGTTTCTATCCAATCGCCGTTTCTCATATAGAATTCCACTCCTCAATCGTCTTTTTTATAATAAGCAGTTTCGTATCCATCACCCCGGAGCTGCAGCCCAGGAGCCCACGGAATTGGTTTCCCCATCAATTCGCCCAGATGATCAACGGAGCCAAAACCGAAAGGTACTTCACACACAATTTCATCATGGACGTGCATCCCGATTTTATAGCCGGCATCATCCGCCCGGAACATTGCTTCCCGCAGGCAGTCTCGTGCAACGGCTTGGACAATATTCTCCACCAGTTTCCCGCCGTAAGTTTTCAACCGGCCCCATTGCTTCGTTTCCTGGTCCATACCTTCGTAGGTGAGGGAAGGCTTCTGAAACTTCTCGTCAATTTCAATTCGCGGCCGTACATACGCTAAGCGCCGCCCGGACGGTAATTTAATAAACAGCATTCCCGATTCAAATTTGAAGACAATTCCTTTAACAAAGGCTACTGTGCTTTTTTCCATTACTGCTTCTATAGCGGCTTTCTGCGCTGCCCACCATAACTGTACAATGTGCGGATTTGCTTCGCGCCAGGCTTTAACCAGGGCGGGTAATTCTTCTTCCGTTAGTCCGTTCTTTAAAGCGCCCATTTTGACAAGCGCTCCGGGGCCGCCTTGATATCCTAAGGCCAATTCAGCAACCTTCCCTTTTTGTCGAAGCTGGGAATTTTTATCAATGGACTCTATCGGCACCTTAAACATTTGCGCGGCCGATGCTTCATAAATCTTGCCGTGGCTTGCAAATACGTCCAGTCGCCACTGTTCACCGGCTAACCATGCTATTACCCGGGCTTCTATCGCGCTGAAGTCGGATACAATGAAGCGTGAACCTTCTTCCGGAATAAAAGCGGTTCTGATCAGCTGCGAGAGTACACCCGGCACATTGCCGAAAAGCAATTCCAGCATTTCATATTCACCAGCACGTAATAACTGCCGGGCCAAGTCCAAGTCTTTCAATTTATTTTGCGGCAGATTTTGAACTTGCACTAAACGCCCCGCCCAGCGGCCGGTTCGATTGGCCCCGTAAAACTGCAGCAAGCCACGTATGCGGCTGTCTGGGCATACGGCCCGGGCCATTGCTTCGTATTTTTTAACAGAGGTTTTTGAAGTCTCCTGTCTCAGCTCCAGCACCCGTTTTACAGTGTCGCTTTCTGTCTGCTTTAGCAGTACGGGAACGGACTCTTTATTGAGTGAATCAATTTCTATGCCTTCAGCATCTTCCAGCCATTTTTTCAGCTGTGCTACGCTTTTAGGATTGTCTAACCCGGTCAGCTCGACAGCTTCCGCAATTAACCTCTTTTGATAGGCGGTATCGCAGGCGATTGCGTGAGCGACAAGAGTCTGATCCACTTTCACACCGTATTCATTGATTCGTTGATCTAAGGCCCATAGTTTGCGTTCTTCCTCGGGTGGCTGAAAGCGCAGCATTAACTTTCTCGCTGCTCTCTCTGCCTCAACGTCGGCAGCACAATAAGTTTTAAAGAGATTCCACTTCTCCAGGTCATGAGTAGGAAGGTTCCGTGTCCGCTGTTCATTGGTCTTGGTGGGCTTACAAGGTTTGCAGAAGTAAGCAATTAATGACTTTCCTATACTCATCTTGGCTTTATCTGCCGGCAGCTTCAGCACTTTTGAAACGCCGTCCAGGGTATGCGGTAGGCCCAGTGTTAAAGCTTGTACAGCACTGCACTGCCACTGATCAGCCGGCATTTCATCACGGAAATACTCATGAAGACAAGTACGTTCAAAGTTCGCATTAAAGGCGGTTTTCAAAACGCATGGATCACGCAGTGCCTTTAGAACAATATCCGGTATACGCTCACCGCGGGCTTTATCAACAATCTGTACAGGTTGATCATCAAAGGCGTATCCAAAAAGTAAAATCTCAAAGTCAGGTGAACTTACATACGGATAAACACCGGTTTTCTTTAGGTCAACGCTTGAATAGGTTTCAAGGTCAATGCTAAGAACTTTCATCCTAACAGGTCATCCAATTCCTTTTGTTCTCGCTCTTCATCCAATCTCAGCCGATCCAGCGCTGCCATATCTACCCGTTGAAATGCCCAATTCGTTGCCTTCTTCGAATTACTGATAAAGCCGTGTACTCGCCCTATGGTGCAGCCTCGCGCCGTGTGGCAAACGACTAAATCATCCCTCACCACGTCCAGTTTAGTTTTGAAATCATATAGTACTTCCGTGTTACCGGCAAATGTTACCTGAATATATCGCATGACTATTCCTCCTTTTGATATAACAAGAGGCGGGATATTTCCCCGCCTCTTTTACTAGCTAGAGGCTAGTTCAGAATGTCGTCATCGTCAAATTCCAGCGCATCAAAATCATCTTCAGCACGTGAACCGCCGCTTAATGGCTCACCGTCGGCCCATTTCTGCACATTGTTTAAGGAAACACCGATTCCCTTACCTCCGCCTTTATTAAAAGCGAAGAAATCAACGGATACACGGGCGTAGCACCCGCTATATATTTCAGACGGATCAGTAATTTCATTTCTAAATCTATCGACTACCCCAGGTTTACGTGTATTTGAGCAATTGAAGAAATAATGCCCCGCGTATTCGGGATTTTTTTCTGCTTTAACCTCTCCGTCTCGGAGAGCGGATTTCATTTCGCTGTTGAACCGGCAGCCCCAAATCTTTTCACTTTTAGGATCGTTTTTAACCGCATCTATAGCTGCTTTGATTTGGGCAAGTGTAGCCTTGTCAGATTTCGGAATTAATACAGCTGTTGAGTATTTAGGCGGATCAGTTGGCTTATCTCCTGGTTTTGGCGTAAAAATATATGCATAACATAATCTCACTTTACCTGTAATTACTCGATTAGCTGGTTTACTTTTTCCTTGATTACTCATTTCGCATTTCTCCTCTAAAATTAAAATTTATATCGCTTTACTAAAATCATTTACGGCCGACTGCACTGAGGATATCTCCGGACGCTTATCCGACTCTGGAACAAGCGTAGGTTTACCGGTCGGCTTTATCACTAAACTACTAAGCAATTCATTGAACTTTTTCTTGGTGATGGCTTTTTCCATAGCCGATATACCAAGAATCTCGCGCGGTGCATAGAATTGCACCTCTTCATAACCCGCATTGGTAAGCGTCGTTACAACGGCTTTTTCATCAGTGTATTTCCGGTTACTGCGCCCCTCGACAAGCTTCCAGCCTGTCCACTTCTTGCCGTGTTTCTCGGCCTGTTCCAGTGCATAGTCTTGAAGATCTTTTGCCCACTGCTGCAGCTGATCCGCTTTAACAAGTACTTCGCCGACCTCTTCATCAGTCAGCAGCGCCGGATCTAAAAATTCAAATTTGGCTAACTCCAGGTTGTAATCTGCCCTGGCTCTGCATGTTGCTTTTGCCCGGCAGAACCGGCAATGATCACCGGCGGCAAATTCACCCTCACCAGCTATGGCTTTTTCGGCTGTAGGCTTTACGGTTTCCCTCGCCCACATTAACAGCTCGTCCACCGTGATTTCATCCGTTGAAATACTATCCAGGCGCGGCTGACATATCGTCATCACTACCCTGTCAATGTCATACAGCATACTGAGATCACCGTAAGCGCCAACACCATATAACCGCATTTGCGTGTTACCTTCTGCTGACACCGGTACGCCCTTGCCGTATTTCAGGTCAATGACTTCCACATACCCGTCTGCAACAATCACCACGTCACCGGTGCCGAACCCTTCTGGCACCACTTCACTGAAGTCTAAACGCTGTTCGAGCATAATCACGGCATCTTTAGTCTTGGCCAGCGCCGCATTGATTCGCTCTTTTACAAAATCAACGTAACTTTCAACGTAGCTTTCCAGCTCTTCGGAGTAGTACTGATTTGTCTTTAGCTTCGCATATGCTGCCTCGTGCTTGCTCTTACTAACTTTTTGAACATACGCACGAAGTTTATGCTCAGCCAGCTCATGGGCGAAGGAGCCTTCTTCTGCGAAGGCACTTGTTGAATCCGGGAACTGCTGTTCAAGCCTTGCGCTTGGTGGGCAACTTAGCCAACGTTTCGACGCTGAAGCGCTAAGAATTGCATGGGCAGCCATTATAGCGCCTCTGCCGCTTCGAGAACTTCAGCATACTTATCTTCCGGAATATCCGTCAGCTTTTCAGCACCGAAAGAAGTAATCAGCTCTTTGACCTCGGTCTTTTTACCTGCTCGGGATATCGCGGTTAATTTTTCGCGTACAGCTTCAAGAGTAACAACGGGTTTTGTTTCAACAGGCTTTGTCTCAACTGGTTTTTCTTCGTTCTTAGCAGGTGCAGCAGCTGCTGCTTCCTCTTTCGCAGCTACAACTTCAGCCGACTCTGCTGCAGCTGCAGCCTTTTCCTTTTTTGTCCGGGTAGTAGTTGTTGGCTTAACTTCTTCAGCCGCCTTAGCGTCCTTAGCATCGGTTATAGGGCCAGTCCATGAAGCAATGAAAGATTGTAAAAGGCCTTCTATTACCGGGGCATTGATCGTCACGTTTACATTGATATCCATAGTTCAAACTCCTCCAAATTCATATTTAATCTAAAAACTCGTTAGGCTCTTCTTCGGCCGGGGCAGACGTTTGTTTGATAACCCGGTCAAGCTGCTGCAGCTCGGCAGTGATAAGTCCATGCCTTTCAATCAGGGAAGGAAACTCCTTCAGGTAATAATCCCGGGTAGACCATTTCACATCACCATTCGCCGTTTCTTCCTTCACGCAACGACTTAACTGCTTATCCAGTATGTAGGCCTTGATTTTATCGTCAGCATTGGCCCACACGTCCGCATTAATCAAGATCCGGAAATGCTTGTCCATTTCAAAGCGATTTGCGCCGGCGATCACTGACACATCAGCATCAACAATCTCGCCTTTCTTCTTCCAAGTACCATTACGCATGATGTACGAGATTTTAGCCTCAGCCAATCTGCCGTGATTTTGATCAATCAATCGGGCAGCCAGGGTTAAAACAGCTTCAGGGGCATTTTCAAACTTAGGGCCAGCTGGCGGTTTTGGAATTTTAGGTCCACGCTTTTTAGCCAATTTTTATTTCACCCTTTCTCTTTTCGTAATAATGTTTTGAAGTACGTCAGCAACTTTCAAATACGTTGCTTCTTCAGTTTCCGTATGACGTGTTCGGCAGTATTGCAGGGCCTCAACAAGAAATGAGGTTGGCACTTCTTCAGTCAAATCGGCGGCCATAATTGACACCTGCCTTTTTGCGTTATAGAATGGGATTGAGATTTTTTGTTAGTCGCTTTCCGTGTGGAAGCGGCTTTTTTTCTTTTAAACACTCATCTGGGATACAAAAGTCTTTGTTAGGGCAATTTTTGCAGCTCATAACGCAAGCATGAACGCCCCTACGACAATGAGACATATTACCGGTACAACAAAGTCAATCTTTGGTTCTTCGGGTTGAGACTTCATCCTAACCGATTGTACTTGCGGTGCTTCAGTAACGGGAATTACGGTCACTTTCTGGATCATGATTTTTCACCTCCTTTTTCTTGTAAGCTCCGGGAACCCCATTCGATTTTCAGCTTGTCGTGCTAGCCACTCTTCAAAAGGTTTATGCGGAATTATTATCCTATTCCCATTCCTAAAAGCGGGGAACGTCGGATCTGATTTACACAGTCTACGAATGTTGTCTTCGCCTAAAGGTGTAAGCGCTGCGGCCTCTTCCGGGGTTAAAGCAAGCTTATTAGCCGGTATTATATCAGCCATACCTATCGCATAACCCCCTCTCGGCTACTTGCAATCTTTTTGCTCGGCTTGTCCACATACTGAACCTCAAGCTCAAGGATTTCGCAAGCTTTGGAGGTTGTTGTCTCATTCCATCTCCTTTCACGGGCTAATAGATCAGAAATATAATTAGAGCTGTAGCCCATTTTTTTTGCAAGTTCGGATTTTGTCATGTTTAAGTTCTTTAACTTATCAATAACGACACTACTAAAATCCATTAAATTCACCTCCTTGCTTATAATATAAGCATATTGCTCACATTATTCAACTAGTATATGGAAGCAATATAAGCAAATAGCTCTGGAATACTTAGCCAATCTCTTTATTTCACCTATTTGCTCATTATTTGACCATAAATTAAGCTATTTGCTTATTGAATAATGTAAACAAATAGCTTACAATAGATTTAGCAAGTTGCTTATAAAGGGTGTGCAGAGTTGAACAATATACGACTTTTGAGAAAGAAAAAAGACCTTAAAGTCCCTTATCTCGCCGATTTGCTTGGTATCACGCCAAAACACTTCTACGATTTAGAAACAGGAAACAGACGATTAAACGAAAAACACATAAGGTTGCTAACCGAAATATTCAACGTTACATCAGATGAGCTATTAGGGAATGACCCAGTTCACGAATCAAACATTGAGCCTAACCAGCCAAAAGATTTAGCGAAATTTCTCAATCAAGCTGAAGTTATGTTTGATGGTGAATTGTATGATCTCGATGATACTGATCGAGAAACTCTGAGGAAGGCGCTTGAGTTCGCTTTCTGGCAAGCAAAACAAAAAAATAAGCGGAAATAAATCACACTGATTTTATGCCGCTTTTTATTTTTAACCTTAAAAGAGAACATACGTTTGATCAAGGGGTCTTTTATGAATGAATATAAAATTAAGAGTTTCTAACTTGGTAAAAAAACACGGCACTTGTAACCCGTATACGCTGTCTAATGATCTCAATATAGGCGTATTAACTACGCGGCTGCCTCAATCGATACGAGGTTTTTTAGTCAAGCCTTTGCGTTGTAAGTTCATTCTTTTAAATGAATCTCTAACTGAAGAAGCGTCTAAGATTGTGATTTGTCACGAACTTGGTCACGCACGACTACACCCTGGCTATGGATATTACTGGCACCCTAACCGTACATATTTTGTTCCCAGTAAGCGAGAGAGAGAAGCAAACGAGTTTGCAGCCTATCTTCTTTCACACTCATCCGATATCGACAGCGATCTAATCGCTGCGATTATAAATGAAAAAAGGCCAGATCCGAAAACTGTGCATCGGATACTGACCGAAATAATAAACAAACAAGGAGGTTGCTAGTTTTAAGTGCCGCAAAAAGGTGTTACCGAAGTTCCCCAAAACCGACGTATTTCCTTACGCGTATATAGCGTGTATGGCGGGTACGCGCGCCTTTTATTCTATACATCCTATATTCTATAATCTCTAAGTATAGTTTGGTAACATTGGTAACAGTAAGCTTAACGCCTTAAATTTCCTAACTTTAAGGCGTTACCGAAGATGCTACCGAACTATTTTTGCCTTGGGAACCTCGGTAACAGCAAAAAAGCTCCTCAACAACACTATTAATAAGTTCGGTAACGCTCCCGGACAAGGAAAGGTCTGATCAAATCAAATGGCGAGACAAAAGAAACGTGCTGACGGTAGATATCAAGCAAAAGTACACACGGGCTATGATGAAAATGGAGATGCAACTTACAAATTCGTCTATGCTAAATCGACAGCTGAGTTAGAAACTAAAAAAGATGAAGTAAGAAAATTAAAAGGAATCATCGATTACCAAGACTTGACCGTCTCCGAATGGCTTGACGAGTGGATCGAAATACTCGAATCCGAGAACGAACTTAGAGAATCCTCAATACAAGAATATGAAACCCTCTCTAGGCTCCACATTAAGCCCATATTAGGCCAAATTAAACTTCACGGCCTAACACCCCAGAACATCAGAAAAATGCTTAAAACAAAAAAAGACGCTGGACTAAGCCAGCGCCGAGTGCAATATATTTATGTGACGTTAAATGCTGCGTTAAAACAAGCAATAATGGACGGAAAGTTAATAGCAAATCCTTGTACTGCTGTTAAGAAACCAACTCTAGAACAATCAGAGCGCCCAGTCATATCAGATAAAGATTTCAAAAGATTAGCTGCTGAAACAAAAAAATCAGCAAGCTACGCCCTTTTTGAATTGGCATGGGACACAGGAATGCGTCTTGGTGAGCTGCTCGGGCTCCCCTGGCAAAATGTAAACTTTAAAACCAGAGTTATTACTGTTTCACAGCAAGTAAAAAGAACGAAGAAACTCGGTACGCACATTACTAAACAACTAAAAAGCATAAAAGCTTATCGTGACATCCCTGTTACTAAAGAGGTTATAGCAATTCTAAAAGAGCATCGTCGGCAGCAGGAGGAGCATAAGAAAAATTTCGGCATTCATTACCAAGCAAAATATGATTTAGTGTTTCCGAAACTAGATGGATCACCAAAAGAGCCTTCCGATATCTCGAATTATTTTAAAGACGTGATTCGTCGACTAGGCCTACCTGAAACGCTCCACTTCCACGATATAAGGCATACCCACGCTACAACTCTTGCGGAGCTAGGTACACACCCCAAAGCTATGCAGGTTCGCCTTGGACATGCTACCAGCGCTTTTACAATGGACAGATACACGCACAACACCGCGAAGATGCAGCAAGGTATTGCTGCCAAACTCTCAAAACGACGTACAGAAAAGAAAAGAGAAATAAAAAAATTACCAAGTAGTCAAAAAGTAGTCAGCACCCGACGGACAATAAAAAAATAA